GGAGTGTGGGTTTATGTAGAAATGGATCACTGGATCGCCACGATGCTTATTTATGTTATTTTACGAAGGTATAAGCATAACTCTCTTCGCTTGGGTGTCCGACTCTCACTTGAGATTCGCCGACATCTATCCGTTCAATCCCGCGTCTACAGTGTATCCCAAGAACCGATCCAGGAACTTACGTTCCAGGTAAGTTGTCATCTCTGCGTTTAAGCGGAGATTCAACACGGTTGGGTACACGGATGACATAAGGTACAGGAGGCTTAACATCGTACGTTCGGTATTGTTGAACTCACGTTCTCCAACCCGACGCGTAGACTGCCATAAACTAGCTTGGTGCGCAAACAGTTCAGGATCTGAATAGTCCCTAGCCTTAGGGAACTCCTGTAGCCATTCGAACAATTTAACCAGAGCACTCTCAATATTCTGTGGTGTCCACCATTGATCCCCTAACCGGGAGACCAATCCAACCGTGTTATTACCCTGTTCAATGGCAGGATATAACCAGCTCTGATCGCCTATGCGCTTTTGCATAAGGTCACTAGAAGACGGAAGGAAAATGCAACCAATACCGCCTTGTAGCTCTGGTTTTTGGTGAGCTATAAAGTTACGGTATTGCCCTAAAACTGCTGTATTAAACTCCCCGATTTCTACAATCCGACGAAGTATTAAATTCGCCAGATCTAGAAGCATCGGGTAGTAAGCAGCAGGATTAGATCCCTGTGGAAGTAACAGATTGTTACGTACCTTATCGCCATGCGCCAGTAACGCGGTTGATCCTGCGAAAGCAGAAAGCCACGAAAACACTGGAGCGCCAGATATCCCAAGGGTTCTAGTAATAGAACTCGAAGGACTCAGGAAGGCTAACACGGCACGTAACCCATACCCTTCCAATTTACCTTTGCGCGCCGAAGCTGACGCAATGATAAATTCAGAAGGATATAGGAAATACTTCATGGCCCTCGCGAGCCATCCATTTGTACTAACATTCCACCAATCCCTCTCGAGCAATCGGAGGGCACGCTGAACACGCGTTGATGTGTCACGAATGTGAACATCCTCACGTATAGAAGCGGGTGAGATCTCTGCACCATCCATCCACGTACGTGAAAGGAAGTTGAAGAGAGTGCTAGACACATAGGACTTGGTAGCAGATATGCCGATCCCAAATCTATTTGAGATATTGGCATACATGTTACCGACAGGCGAAGACTTATTAGGTTCTGATATGACGACGTCATCACCAGTAACACCATAGGTGAAGCATAACTTACCAGAGACTAACCACGAAGCAAACTGGACCCAGGAATGGTTCCAAAGTGCTAACAGTGCGAAAGACGCGAGGCAGCCCATCGGCTGTCCCCGTGTATAACGCACCGTTTCGGGTAGGGAGTTAGATTCTTTTAATGGGGCGTTCACGGATTTGTCGACCGTAACGGTGTAATCCCGTTTGGTCATCAGATCCAGAACGTTGTCTGCAAGCTCATAAGCATCCTCGCCCCCTCCATAGAGTTCCTGTAAAAGGATCTTGTAGAGGATGACGGGGATACTATCAGTTGCAGCAGAAATATCGAGAGAGCTCCATGTCCACCCTTTCCAAACAGTATTTGCTTTGGTTTTCAACCAAGCCATTAGCTTAGTTTGGGAGTGGGTACCATCCTGAGGGAGTTTCTTAAGAACTGCATAGATGTCATCATGCAGTGACTTAAGTACCCTCTGGGTGAAGATATCCAAGATGGCGATCGGTCGGAGTTTTCCGGCCGGTTCGCCCAAAACGTGAACACGAGAATGGAGAGGTTTCTTAGGCCTCTCCTTCTCTACAGTGGCTTCTGCCAACTGCTGTTCATATCGCTCTAGGTAGTCGCTACCTATCGTGATAATCTGAGAAATGTCGATATTGATGCCAAATATAAGTGCAACAGTACCAATCATTTCGAGGATCGTTGTGGGTTCATCTATGGTTGTCTTACCACTTCCAACTTTCTCCTGATTTGAAGTTTCTGACTCAAGATATTCTTTTGTAAGAGCAGCAGCATCTGCATCAACTTTGTTGATTGCAGGGCTACCGTTCGGGCCAGCAGATACCGGTGTGAAAACCGTGAATCTGTGGGGTCCCTCAGGTATAGGCCTCACCCCACCCAGTACTTTAGGTATAAAGACTGTGCGGAGGAAGGTTCTATATTGAGCCAAAATAACATCGAGAATCGGAGTACTAACAAATGCAGGGGCGGCAATGGTCTTAAGTGCCTTGAGTACCTTATGAGGCATTTCAATTACCTTATAGATATACAAGATACTTAGCCAGAACCGGATCACCTTATGTGATCTGGCC